GCAGAGAGCGATTTCCGCGTGCATTCATTCGCTCCCGAGAAGGTGATGAAGCTGGCTGATTTGTGCCTGACCTCGAATAATTTCGTAGCCTTCGTCGCTGAAAAGGACGAGACGGTCATCGGAATGTTCGTGGGTTTGCGCGGAGAGCACTACTTCTCGGACGCCAAGTACGCATCTGACATGCTCCTTTATGTGGAGCCCAGGTATCGAGGATCGACCGCCGCCATAAGATTGATGGTTGCGTTCGAGGAATGGGCGATCAGTGAAGGGTGCGATGAGATCAGAGTAGGTGCCGCGACAGGCATCGACCCTGAACGCGCAGATCGATTCTTCAAGGGGATCGGGTATTCTCATTCGGGAGTACAGTATCTCAAAGTGATCGGTCCATTGAGCGTCCAGCATTAAAGGAAGAATTGTCCGATCATAAGGCCCGCGCCTTCCAGACGAGCCCCGTATGGGACAACTCATCATCTGGCGGAATCGGACAACCTTCGAACCCGAAGCGAAACTGAAACATGAAAGGGCTGCATCATGGCTGTGACCATTGATCAGGCATTCATCAGGCAGTTCGAGTCCGAAGTCCACATGGCTTACCAGCGCATGGGCTCGAAACTGCGTAACACCGTCCGGTTCAAGGGCAGTGTCAATGGCAAGTCCACGACCTTCCAGAAGGTCGGCACGGGCGCTGCTGCTACGAAGTCCCGTCACGGCAACCTGCCTGTGATGAACATCGATCACTCGAACGTCGAGTGCAACCTCTCCGACTTCTATGCCTCGGACTATGTTGACAAGCTCGATGAGCTGAAGATCAACATCGACGAGCGTCAGGTGGTTGCTCAGAACGCTGCTTACGCCCTCGGCCGTAAGTCGGACGATCTGGTCATCACGTCGCTTGACTCGACCTCGAACACGATCACCGAGTCGAGCACGGACGGTCTGACTCAGGCCAAGATCAACACCGTGTTCGAGTTCTTCGGCGCGAATGACGTTCCCGACGACGGCGAGCGTTACTTCATCATCAGCCCTGCGGGCTGGGTCGATCTTCTCGGCATCTCGGCCTTCTCTGACGCCGACTTCGTTGGCGCTGACGACCTTCCCTACAAGGGTGGTATGGTCGCCAAGCGTTGGCTCGGCTTCATGTGGATGACGCACTCGGGTCTCCCGGTCGCCTCCACGATCCGTAAGTGCTTCGCTTACCATCGTTCGTCCACGGGCCTTGCGTCCGGTCAGGATGTCACGACGGAAGTGAACTACATCCCGGAAAAGGCCGCTCACCTCGTCACTGCCATGATGTCTCAGGGCTCCGTGCTCATCGACACCCGTGGCGTGTATGAAGTCCAGATCAAGGAGTAATCCACCATGGCTCTCATTGCTGCTGATCTTGTTAAGGTCGCGGGTGGTGCTCGTCAGGTTTGGCACTACACCTCGGCTGACGCTGTCGGTACGGTTGCCGGTTCGGGCTACTTCAACGACGTGACTGCCAACCTCCGTCAGTGGGACACGATCCTTGTGGTCGGTGCCACGGGTGGCACGCCTACGGTCGATGTTCTCGTCGTCACTTCGGCGACGGGCGCTGCGACGGTCACGACGACGAACGGCACCTGATTGGTTGCCGCGCTCCTGCGGCTCTCTCCCCGTAGGGGCGACGTGCGAGGGCGGGAGGGTTTGAAGACCCCCCGCCCTCTTTCTTTAGGGAAGGACAGAACGTGGCAACCACCGACATCGACATCTGCGCTAGGGCGCTGATTCTGATTGGAGCGAGCCCGATCACGTCGTTCGAAGATGGAACGACTGAAGCCACCGTTGCTGCGAATCTCTACGAAGACACTGTCCGCGATATGCTGACCCGCTACAGGTGGCGGTTTGCAACCGGACAGATTCAGCTTTCCAGACTGACTGAAGCCCCCACCTCTCGGTGGGATGCTGCGTATCAGGTTCCTGCCGATATGCTCATGCTTCATGCCGTGACGGTCAATGACAACCCGATTGCGTATGACCGCTATCAGGACATGATTTACTGCAATGCCACCGTCGAGGATGTGGTCGTCGCCGACTACATGTTCCGAGCGGATGAAGAGTTCTGGTCGCCGGGATTCATCACGGCGGTCGAGTACCAACTTGCGTCGATCTTCGCTTATTCGGTCGCTGCTCAGACGGACCTCTCCGATCTGATGGAAAAGCGCGCCCTTCGGCAGATGACCATTGCCCGCAATGTCGATTCGCAGAGTCAGACGACGCGGCGGCTCAACGTGCAGAGGTATCATCAACTTCGCACGACCATTCGGGGGTGACGTATGGGCGTGAAGCTCGCGCAGACCAACTTCACTTCGGGTGAGATCGATCCCCTTATGGATATGCGCCATGATACGGGCGCGTATCAAAATGGCGCTCGCAAGCTTCGCAATATCGCCCTGCTGAACCAAGGCGGTGGCACCCGCCGTCCCGGCACGGAGCACCTGAATGTTCTGACAGGACGGTCGCGCCTGATCCCGTTCGAGTTCTCCTCGACGGAGCGGTATATCTTTGCGCTTTCGAATGCCGAACTGAAGGTCTTCACTACGTCGGGGACTTTGCTCCAGACTCTGACGGCTCCGTGGACTTCGGCCATGCTGTTCGAGTTGACGTTCACGCAAGCCGCAGACGTAATGATTCTCTGCTATCCCACGATGAGGACGCAGATCATTCGGCGCACGGGAATCGACACGTTCACGATTTCCAACTTCTCGTTTGCCACGAGTGTGAACTCGGACAAGACGTATCAGCCCTACTACAAGTATGCAGAGGATACGGTGACGCTCTCGGCAAGCGGGACCACGGGTTCCGTTACGCTGACGACGAGCGCGGCGTTCTTTGTATCGGGCCACGTCGGTATGCGCGTTCGGTGGTTCGACACTGAGATCGAGATTACCGCTGTTACCAACAGCACGACTGCCACGGGAACCGTCAAGGGAACCCTCAAGGGCAGATACGATATCGATCCGTTCAAGACGACGAACAATACCCAAGTCATCGAAGTGACTCACGCAAATCATGGATTGGCGACGGGTCAATCGATCACTATCGATGGCGCGAATGCCTTTGCCGGATTTAACTCAACCCATCTTAACGGCTCCCGAACCATCACCGTTGTCGACGATAATACCTATACGTTTGTTGCTGGAGGCAGCAGCAATGCCAGTGACTCGCTCGATGGCGGTGGTCCCAATGTGACCTTCAGTGGGAACAACATTGCGACCCGGAGTTGGGATGAGCCCGCCTATTCGGCGGTATCGGGCTATCCGGGTGCCGTGACGTTCCATGAGGCTCGCCTGTGGTTTGGCGGATCGCTCTCTCAGCCCAACGGTTTGTGGGCGTCGAAGATCAACCAGTTCTTCAACTTCGATGTGGGCGAGGGGCTGGATAACGATTCGATTCAGGTCACGGTCGGATCGGACGACATCTCGTCCGTGCGCCACCTCGTGTCGAACCGTCACCTTCAGGTGTTTACGGCAACGTCGGAGTTCTATGTCCCCCGCGTTACCAACAACACGACCACGCCGAACAACATCTCCATCTCGCGGCAGACGCCGTATGGGTGCAGCGCCCTTACGCCCCAGCCGTTCGACGGCGCGACGGTGTATGTTCAGGCCAGCGACAAGGTCGTGCGCGAGTTCCTGTATACGGACACGGAACAGGCGTACAACTCTCCTGCTCTGTCCATGCTTGCCGAGCATCTGATTGTTGCGCCGCACGATATGGCCGTGTCCTATGGTACGTCCAAGCGAGGTGAGCAGTATCTGCTCGTGGTCAACGATGATGGTTCACTGGCCGTGTTCCATTCGGCTCGTGCCGAGCGGCTTGCAGGTTGGACGCTGTGGAGTACAAAGGGATCGGGCAGCGAGACTGCAAAGTTCGACTCCGTGATGACGGTAGGCGACCGCATCTATGCCTCGGTTCAGCGCGGCTCCAGCTACCACCTTGAGCGGTTTGCCGAGCAGGATATCGACTGCACGCTCGATGGGTCGAAGACGTATACTGCGGGATCGGCTACGACAAGTTGGTCGCTCGGCTCCCTGTATGGCAGCAAGACCGTCTCCGTCGTTTCGGGTAATTATTACCTGGGCGATTTCACGGCATCTGCGGGTGGCACAATCACCTTGAATGATGCAGTTACGAACATCCGTGTCGGCTATAACTACATCCCTGAGATCGAAACGCTCCCGGTCAATCTTCAGCTTGCGGACGGTGTTTATACCGGAAGGCCGAAGAGGATCGCCCGAGTGATCCTTGCTCTCAACTCTACGCTCTCCGTCAGCATCGCCGGAAACAGGCTGATCGTTCGTCAGGTGCGAGACGACTTCTCGAATGCCCCTGATCCGGTCACGGGCAAGAGAGAGTTTTTCTTGCTCGGCTACCAGCGCGATGCGACGATTACAGTGACGCAAACCGAGCCCCTGCCCATGCGGGTTCTCGGCCTTGCAATGGAGGTATCGGCGTAATGTGTGTATCCCTTCTTGTCGCAAGTACCCTTGTCAGTGCTGTCGGTGGCGCTGTTCAGTATGCTCAAACCTCTGCGGCTGCGGAGAGTGAGGCTGCGTTCAGGAACTACCAGCTTGATGTTCAGAACAAGCAGCTTGAGGAAGACAGGCGTCTTGCCGAGCTTCAGGCGCTTGAGACTGAGAATCAGAGACGGGATCGTGCGCGTGAAATCCGTGCGGCGAATGAGGCTTATACTGCGGGATCGGGCGTTGGTGAGAACCGCTCGTTCCTTCAGGGCTCCGGTGTCGCCGCTGATGCCGCACTGCGTCAGGACATCACGAACATTCGCTTGCAGGGCTCTGTAGCCCGTGGTCGCATTACGGATCAGATCGGCGTCAATCGCGTCGAGCAGCAGTTCGCAATGCAGCGTGCGTCGATGATTGGTAGTCAGGCGGCTTCCAGCGCGATATTCGGAACCATTGGGTCCGGTATCACTAACGCCTATCGCTACAATCAGTATAAGACGACCGGAAAGTTTCCGATTGTATGAGGTAGGCCGTGGCTATTCAGCGTGATCGACAACAGATCGGGATTCAGCCTAGCGGTCGCATGATCCGCGAGTTCCGCACGGACTTGCCTGAGCCTACGACTGGTTCGATGATCTCTCGTTTTGGCTCCACACTTGGTGAAGTCGGCGAAGGTCTGATGAAGCAGGAGGCGGATCGCGCCGCCAAGGAAGCCATTGCCGCTGCGCCTGTAAAGGACGTAAACGGTAATTACGTTGCGCCTCCACCGCCTGAAGGTTTTGGCCCGTATGCGGCGAAGATTTATTCTGACGCCATCGATACGCGCTACAAGAACAATGTCTTTCAGGACTTCCAGACGAAGCTGAACGTCATTGCGGCAGAGAACCAAACCAATCCGGTCAAAGCCTTTGAGCTTATGAGCGCCCATGCTCGTGGCGTCATGAAGGGTATGGACCAGCGATTTGCTGGAGAGCTTGAGGCTAACTTCACGCGAGAGATCAACGAGCGGCAGCGCGGCATCCTCAACCTCAATGCTTCGCGTGAGCGCGAGGCCACGGTTCAGGACTTGCGGGTTCAGCTGACCCGTTACAATGAACAGGCCATCGATGCGTGGTCGCGTGCGTCGGGCAATCCCGAGCTTGAAGCCGAGGCCCGTCGCCTTCAGACGGAAGCTCTGAACACGCAGCGTCGTCTCATTGAGCTTGGTGCTGACACGGCCATGAGCGTCGGTCAGCTTGAGAATGTGCAGCGGTCGAATCAGTTTGCCGGGACTATCATCTCTGCGCTGAACCGTGGGATTGAAGAGGGGACTCTTACGCCGGAAGCCCTTGCCGACGTGCACATGATTTCGCAGGGACTTGGTGGCAAGAAGAGCGTGACCATCGGCGGCATGAAGCTGTCGGCGGATGACGTGCTGCGCGAAGTCTCCGATCCTCGGGTTCGGCAGATGCTCGGTACGCGGATCAATACCATCCGCACTGATATGTCGGCGACCTTTGCTCGCGACGTGGCTGCGGAGAACACGACCCGCATCAATCGGTACTTTGATGAGAACCCCGGCGCTACTGGCTTTCCTGCCAACGTAACGACTGACCAGCAGCGCAACGCGGTCATGACGTGGGCGCAGCAGAATGGCGTCGATCCTCGTACGCCTGAAGGCTACCAGCGGATCGTGACCCGCTATGGGGAAGTGCCTCAGAGCTACTACAAGGAAATCTTCTCGAACATGACGATGAAGACTGCGGCTCAGGTCGAAGGTCTTCGTCCGCTGTGGGAACGCATGGGCGAAACCATCAAGCGTGATGGAACCTATACGAATAGCCAGAGCGTGCTTGATACCAAAGAAGACGCCTTCATGTGGTGGTACAGCACGCTGCGCGGCAACAATCAGGGCATGGACCCTGTTGCGGCAGTGGAGATGGCTCGCAATAATGTCCAGCGCGGGATGACCCGCCTTACGACAGAAAGCGCAAGCAACATTGTTGTTGGAAGTTTCAGAAGCTCCACCAACAATCAAACCGCCACGTTCAGCGACGTGTTCAACAAGATCAATAGTACGACAGACATCGATGTGACCAAACTTGGCGATGAAGCCAAGAGGAACTTCATGTCGATTGCGGCTTCGTATCTTGCGAGCGACATGCCGTTCGAGGCTGCGATCAATCAGGCTGCTCGTCACTTCAAGTCGAACTTCGAAGCGAACCCTTTTACTCTCTCCTTTGCTATGAAGGGTAAGGGCGGGTTTACCGAGAAGGCGACGAACCCTCCCATGCTCCCCAATACTGAGGGAGTGATGAGCTATGACTACCTGAAGCCGCTGGTCGATGTAGCGGTTAGGGAGATGGCCGATAAGAATCAGCCGGGAGGCTTTACCACTGACAAGCTGGAGCTTGGCAAGAACCTTTGGCTGAAGCAAGTCGGCACGAGCCCGTCCAATCCGTCGTATCAGTTGCACTACTACGATAAGAGCGGTGTTAATTTCCCGATCCTGACGCCTGACAACAAGATCGTGACCATGTTCGCGGGCAACTACATCAAAGCCCAAACCGAATATGCTGGGTCCGAGTACGTCAAGAATCAGCGTGAGATCAGGTCCGGGATTGCGGGCATCAACATCGGCGAGCTTTCCGGTGCGCCTATCCCCGGTCGCTCTCAGTTTGCCGCTCCCGGTGCGCCGCCCACTCCGCCCAATGCGCCTTCCACGATGGAAGGCTTCATGGCGACTGAAGACTTTGGCCTTGGTGCGGTTGATGCCGAAGGCAAGCCCGTTGCCCCTGCTCAACCTGCGCCTCTGTTCATCCAGCCCCGGCCTGAGCACGTCATGCCGCCTCCGATGATCCGCCGGATGCTTGAGCGTCCGACTGAGCCCATCGAACTGCGGACGCTTCCGAAGACTCGTGAACGTCGCAGCGATGCTGGCGGCACCGTCCAGCCCGCGTCGTTCGGTGGCGAGGCTGGCCCTGCGCCGACCACGATCACGCGAGCAATGGAGTTCCTTGGCGTTGATGAGCGCAGCGGGCGCTCGACCCTGACCGCCTTCTTCAACAAGACGATTGGTGAGGCTGTCGATCCGGTCAATACGCCGTGGTGTGCGACCTTCGTGAACGGCATCCTGCGAGAGACGGGATACCTCGGCACGAACTCAAAGCTTGCCCGCTCCTTCCTTGCCTATGGCGAGACTCCTGAGCAGCCGTCCGATGGCGACATTGTAGTGTTGCGGCGCGGCAACAGTGAGGTCACGGGTCATGTCGGGTTCTTCATGGGCTACACGGAACGGAACGGTCAGCGTTTCGTACGTGTCCTTGGCGGGAACCAAGGCGATAAGGTAAGTGAGCAGTTGTTCCCTGCGAACACCGTTCTTGGAATCCGTCGCCCGATCAAACTGCAAGAAGCTCGTAACCTTCCCGGCATTGAAGGAACCACCTTCGCTGGCTTCAACGAGGACATTGGCTGATGCCGTCTCTTGACGAAATCCTTCTTGCTGAAGCCCGTGCAATGCGTGGAGAGGGCATCGACCCGAACGAGGGTGCGTTTGCGCCGTCCTCTCCGCGTGTCCTCGATACGAGGCTTCCGAATAGTTTTGTCGACAACGTCTATGATAGCGTCTCCGTCCAGCCGTTCTGGCTGCTGACCAAAGAAATCATGGACTCGAACTATCCCTCGGAGCCGGATTATGACCCGCTCGCTCCTGAGAACATCAAGGGCTACGAGTTCTACGCCTCGACGCTTCGTGAGGCACGCTCTCGCGCTCAAGCCGACGCGATGAAGCGGCGTATCGACACAACGCAGGAAACCAAGAAGCGGCTTCAGGAAGAGTCTGGGATTGCGGAAGAGCTGATTGCCGAGTTCGCAAACCCCTTCAACTACGTCCCTCTTGGCGCGCTTCGCACGGGCGTCGGCTTTGCTCGGGGCGTTGTGCGTGGCGGCGCTACTTTTGCGCCTGTGGTGGTGGCTGAAGAAGCCCTCCGCTCTCAGGTCGATCCGACTGCGACTAGGGAAGAACTGCTGACCAATGTGGCGACTGGCGTCGTGTTCGGCGGCCTGATCGGTGGCGGGATCGGTCTGGTCGGTGGACGCACCGGGATCAACCGCATCGCAAGCGAGTTCGATAACTTCCAGCGTGCGATGGATGGGGAACCCGTTGTTGTCCCTGAAGCCGCTCCGCGAGCGCCTGGCACCTTCGTTGCCGAGCCCACCAACATCCCTACTGGCGTTGCTCCTGCGTTCGGACTTGAGCGGGCAACCAACAGGATCACGGGCTATCGTCGTCTGGTCTCTTACGGCATCCGCTCGCTGGAAGACTTGGCGAACGGCATGGTCGGAGAGTTCGACCTGATGTTCAACCGCAACAAGGTCGGCCCTGATGGCACGGCTCCCTTGCCGACTCAGCGGTCTGCCTTTCTTGAAGCGGGCAGTTGGCGTGGCATGGCTGCAGACACGCTTAAAAAGCTCGATGCGATCTACAACGAATACCTTGGCGGTGGCCCTGCTCCGACCACGATTGCCAACGTCAACATCCCGGTCACGATGCAGCGTGTCGGTCAGGCGTTCGGCATGCGTCCGTCCGATGGCAAGATGACCTACAACGACTTCATGGATGCGATCTTTCGCGCCCATAAACAGGATGGCGTAAAGGCTGATGATCCCTTCGTCGGCAAGGCTGCTACGGTTGTCCGCGAGTTCTTCGACAAGGCTCGCGATGAAGGCGTGAAGACGGGCTTCCTGTTCAATCAGCGGTTCGCTGCTGGGGCGTTTGCCAAATACTCTGAAAGGGCCGCTCGCTTCCGGGGTGAGATCGAGAGTCTTCAAGCCAAAGGCACGTTGACCGACAAGGAACGTGTAAAGCTCGGTCTTCTTGTGCAGTCGTTTGCAAACGCGCAGAGCAACGCCCGACGCTATTCGTTGGCTAAGATGTCTGAGCAGCGGCAGACTTTAGGTGCTGCAGCTGCACCGCGCACTCGCGTCGATATGACTCCTGCGAACGATGGTATTAGGCCGCGCCGCGCTGAAGTGGGCGGCATTGGTCAGCCCTCCGCTGCGAATCAGATTCTTCAACGCTTTGTAAATACGGACACTCAATTCAATCCGGCGAATGACGGGCGGATTGTCATTGACGCTTTTGCCGACAATAGGAGTCTGGAAGAGGCTGCCCTTCTTTACAAGACTGGCAAGCCTTTCGTTGCTGACTCTTTCCACGGGACCACTTACATCTTTGATCGTTTCGACCCTGCGTTTTTGGGTCAAACCACCTATGCTGCATCTGCAAAAGAGGCATTTTTTTCTGCTCGTTCCACGAAGACCGCTGAATACTATTCCAATATTGATAATCCTGATCTTAACACCATTGATCAAGATATAAAGATGACGCTTCAGCAAAGCATTGGTAAGTCTCCATTGGCATTTGCTGTGCATGCCAGAGACCTTGCTTCTGAGTTCCCCATTTTTTTTAAAAATGAGGACGCAGAAAGAACGTTTTGGAGGATGACTGCTCAGGCTCAAGCATATGAAGACCTTTATGAATATATCTCTTTTAGGGAAATGAATCCGGAGGAAGGCCCGCTTCCTGAAGCTTTTTCTAAAAAGTATTTCTTTAACAATAAATTAACCCGTGAATTTGAATTTGACGTACTCAATGGCACGTTTGATCCTGAAGGGGATCAGATGCTCATTGACATGCGAAATACAATACTCGATATTCGTCAGTCTGTTAATAGGTTTGACATTAACTCAATTGAAGGCGTGGAAGTTGATGAGATACCGTTGCCTGAGGCAAACATTCATATGCTTCGAATCCGAATGGACAATCCTCTTGTCCACGACTATCAGGGCGAAAAATATCGTGATATTAGTTATACAAACTTAATTAAAAAAGCTAAGGAAGAGGGGCATGATGGCGTAGTCATGCTCAACACATATGATGGCGGTGGGAAAGACATCATCTATGCTGTCTTTGATCCCGAAAAAATGCGTGCGCGTTTTGATGCTGAGGCTTATGAAGCTACTCGGCGCACTGCTCGCATTGGTCAAAGCCGCCCTTTGAATATGCCTGATCCTGCTAATGATCAGGACGTAGGTGTTACCGAAACCACTGCTGCGTTGCGTGGAGTGGGCGGGTTTGAGCGTCCGCGCTTTGGGGAAGCCGCGAATGAGAACATTCCCGGCTATCGTGGTCCCGCGAATGATCCTTTCTATCTTCCTCGGCAGTACGACTACGAGAAGATTGCTGCCGACGAGTCTGGCCCGAAGGTGCTGCGTTCGATCCTGACGAAGTACTACACCGAGAATCCGATCCCCGGCCTTTCGGTCACGGAGGAGAACGTCGCCAAGCGTGTAGACAGCACGATCAAGACGATCCTTGGAGAAGCGCAGACCGGAGAGCTTCAGGTCGGAAAGGGCAGCACCGCTCAGTTCCGCATGGAGCGTGTTCTCGATATCCCGAACGAGCTGGTCGCTGACTTCCTTGAGACCGACGTAAGCAAGCTGCTCCGCTCGTACGCGAATCGCGCAGGGTATGCCATCGAGCTTTCTCGGAAGTTCGGCTCTCGTGACATGCAAGACGCGATTGACGACGCACTTCTTCAGGCGCTGGATGAGTTGGACGGAAGCTATGACGGCCTCCAGAAGACCGTCAATGAGATTCGGGACGAGATCACGACGCTTCGTGATCTTGCCACGGGCGACATCTATGCGAGCAACCCTTCCGCTCTGTCTCGAAAGGCCGTTCAGGCTTTGACCGGATGGGCTGCCATCACGCAGATGGGCGGGTCAGCCATTACCGCTTTGACCGAATCCGTCAAACCGATCCTCGTCCATGGTGTTCAGCGGACTCTTGGCTTTGCCATTGACCGCCTCTCCGATCCTGATGCCTACAGGTCGCTCTCCGAGGAAACTCGGACTTTGACCGGTGAGGGTCTGGAAGTCGTGCTTAACATGCACGCTCATCACTACACCGAGCAGGGTGGGCTTACTGCGCCTGGCATTACCAAGATTGGTCGCGCTTTCGACAAAGCGACCCAGCCGCTCATCAGCTTCTCGCAGGGTCCGTATTATATCGCGAACCTCCTTGGCCCTGTGACTGACTTGATGAAGACGTACTCGGGTGCGATGTCCTCGCACTTCATGCTTGAGGATGTTCTCAAAGTCGCATCCGGCAAGGCTCCGAAGAAGACGGTCGAGAAGCTGGCGAGCTACGGCATTTCGGTTGACGATGCCAAGCGCATGGCCGACCAGCCCATCGAGAAGCTGACGAAGCTGCGGGTTGCGAATACCAAGGACTGGGATGATCCCGACCTTGTGCGGCAGTTTATTGGTGCGGTTGCGGGCGAAACCCGCAGAACCATTGTGACTGCTGGCCCCGCCAATAAGCCCAATATCGCTCAGGGCTTCATCGGCAAGGGCGACGATGTGCGTGAGGCAGCGCTGCTGCGCCTTCCCTTCCAGTACATGAACTTCGGCTTTGCCGCTCTGAACAAGAACCTCTTGTCGGCCTTGCAGGGTCGAGACGCAAATGCCTTCATGGGCGTGACCGCTCTTGTTGGTGCGGGCTACATGGTCGCGCAGCTCAAAACGCCTGACAGTATCTGGGACAAGATGCCGATGGAAGAAAGGCTGCTTCGTGCGATCAACCTGTCGGGCATTCTCGGAATCGTCGGCGACATTCCGAACATGATCGAGAATGCGTCTTCCGGTGAGTACGGCATCCGTCCTATGCTCGGCTTGCCCCCTGCCTACGGCTACCGCATGTACGATGAGTACAGTTCCATTGGCCCGCTTGTCGGTCCCGGCGGCGGCAAGGTCGTGGATATGTACAAGCTGTTCGTAGACGACTCTACGACCGAACCCGAACAGGCTCGCATCCTGCGCCGCATGATTCCCTTGAATGACGCCTTCTATTGGA